CTAGTATATATCTGTCAACATCAAAATCAATTCGGTTAAGTATTTCGCCAAATTCTTCTTTAATATTGTATGCTATTCTTGCACTTTCTCCGGGCTTGGTATAGGCAATTACCCACGCACGAGTAAAGCCTAGTACTCTACCATTGGTTTGTTTTGAGGTCATCCATAAAGGTAAAACTGTGTTTGTCTGACCGACTGTGTCGATGACTTGATCTCTCATATTTACTAAACTGTTAGGATACACTGTTTGTGTTTCAGTACTGCCATCAGGGTCTGTGAACGGAAATGCAGTTTCAACACTCTGAGGAGGACTTTCGCCATTTTGGTTTACGCCTGTGTCGACAATGTTTGCATAAACAACTTCATAAACAACATCTTCATTCTCGTCGAGGGCTTGTGCTGTTCTGATACCATCTATGATCAAATTCTTACGGAAATGATTGAGTTGCAGTGCTCGAACATATTCGTCAAGTGTAGCACTATCTAAACTAAATGCATGGACATATTTTACATCTGTGGCCACACCAAAGTAGGGATCATCTTTTCTGTATAAACTGCTGGGAGGAATGATATCTTGATTTTGTACCAAACTTTTTATTAAATCACGATCTTCGTTAGGTGGCATGGCTTGAATATACAAACTTTCGTAAGGTGTGTTATAAGCTCTATTAAGGAAAATTCTAAAAGTTCTAAACACACTGATTAGCCCGTCTGATGTATATGCTTCAACTGTAAAATCAAATTGTTGGTCAATAGTGGTAGGATCTATGTCTAATCTTGTTGATCTTTCCTGATCAAATGTGGTTGTGCCGCTGTCTAATGTGAATGTGTTAAATGTTGCTCTGCCCGCTATCTCGCCAGTTGGCAATAACTCTAGTCCCTGTGGTAATTTATTGTACACACCACCTTGTTTAAGTCTTAATTGTAGAAGTCTTTCACTAGGTGTAGTTGCCAGAATAGCAAGTTCGCTAATTGCTCCACTGTTAAGTGTGCCTAAACTGTATATGTCTGTTGTTCCTGCAACAAGATCTCCGTTTAACCACGTAACTCCGCTAGCAATATCACCAATAATGGTCATACTATAAGTGTATAAAGAACTTACAATACTAGGATTATCTTTTTTATAAACGCTGATTCTAAAACTGTAATCAACCTCTGTAGCACCTTGGTCTGGAAAATAACCACGTAGCCATCCTGTGCTTCTATCAAACACTAAATTATCAGGTACATCGGTACTATCGCCAGTTTCGATTTCAAACTCAACTTGGTCGCCGTCAAGATCCAATGCTTGTATCTGGTAAGCAAAAAAGTTATCATGACGGAACGTTCCGATAAACCCTGCCGCTGTTGTACTAGTAGCCGCTGGATAGTTTGTAATAAATGGTGTACGCTGACTTAAAACGTCAGCAGTAATAAGATCGTTGTCTGCTGTAAAATCTGTTGTGTCTGCTGTAAGACTGTCACGACTCACAACATACATACTGAATGTTCTAATGTTTACATCCTTGCCATCACTGATCTTAATATCAAACTCATAGGTTTTGCTTATGCTTCGTGAACTAAAGTCAAATGGAAATTCATCATATGCACTGTTTGCTCTATCAAATCCTGCTATAGCAGTATCTGGTAGCGGAGCAACCGGTTCTATGTAGCCAGAAATAGTGCCTGTTGAGCTTACCGTCAATCCGGGTGGCAAGTCGCCAGATTCGAAACTAACCGTTACTGTATCGCCTGGGTCTTGATCGGTGAACTCGATATCAATATCAACAACATCGCCATCAAAAAACGTACCTAAACTACCAGCAGGTGTAGTAAATTCAGGTAAATCTTGCCCGGTGACTGTAAGAGAAAATGTTCTGTCATTTATCCTGGTTGTACCGTTTTCTTCAACGTATGCACGAATAGCAAATTTACTTGTTACTTCTTCGCCTACTTCACTAGGCACACCTTGTACTCTAGCAAAAGGAACTGGCACTCCTTCTATTGTACCATTTAATCTAATTTGTATACCTTCGGGTAGTTCACCGGCAACAAGAATATATTTAACAGTGCCTCCATCAGAATCTGTGGCAATAACAGGAGTATTGAAAAACAAACCTTCTGCAATGGTGCCTAAACTTCCTGCGTCTGTTGTCCACTGTGGTTGTGCCATATTAGAATGCGCTCAATGCTACTCTTCTCCAGATTTCACTGGAACCGTCATAATCTTGAAAGCAAACATACAAGTGATCAAGATCGAATGCCAGATCGCCGGCACTATCCCCTGGAGACCCTATGTTTGTAGAAGGTACATTATTTCTTATTCTGCTGTAAAGTTCTGAAAAATTATCATTGCATTTGTCAAATGCTGTTCTTAAACCGTCTCCAGTTCCATCATTTGCAGTTGTACCTATGTTGATTGTTTGACGTGCCATGCGAATCCTCTATAATATAGAGTATTTATGACACTTTGAATTAGAGGCGTTGGTTGATAACGTCCCAGTTTATAATTTTCCAAATGTTGTCTAGGTATTTGCCTTTGTCACTTTGGTAATCTAATGCCCAAGCATGTTCCCACCAATCAATTAACAGTGCAATATCTGTGCGAACAGCATGGTTCTTAATGGTTTTGATTGCTCCGCCGGTGCTGAGATATACCCAGCCCGATCCTTGAATCTTCATTGCTTCTTCTCGAACAGCATCTTTGAAAGCATCGTAATCTTCGAAATGTTCTTCAATAAGTTGTAGGCTAGCACCTTTGGGACGATTTACACGTTTTGGTGCTTGAAATTGTGGAAAGAATATGTTGTGCAAGAAACTGCCAGCACGGTTAAAGTCTCTATTGCCTTCGTCTTTGTTGTAACGTTCGGCATAGCCACGTGCTAGATTATCATAATGGTAGTCAATGGTTGCTTCGCTCATCACCGGCTCTAACTCATCCTTTTTGTAAGGCAGTGGATTTGTCTCCAGTTTTGCAGGTCGGGTGCTTGCTTCCAGTAGTTTGATATATTCTCGCATACATGTATTTATTGTATAAATCGTCTGCAATCTTCAAGTTCAGGAATATAATCCTTCAGACGAATATTTCTAATGCTATCTAGTTTGTCATTTGTTTGAAAAAATTTCCTTAGCTTATCTTTGTCGAACTGGGGGTTAGATGAATAATATTCATACACACTGTCTATAAATGATTTATTACTCTTGCCATCGCTGTGGTACACATTGGTTTTCATACATCTTTTAACACTTTCAAGCACTAAGTCTACATTTGGATGATTGTAAACGTCTTGAGTTTCTTCATCGTTTATCTGCATATAAAAAGTAGAATCTGGAAAGTGTTCGTCTGCAAATTCAAGCAATAAATGTAAATTGGTAATGTTGTATATTCCTGGCACTGTGTTGAAACTAACTTTACACCCCATTGATTTCACTTTTTTTATGTTATCGACTACTTTTTCCCAGTTTGACCCGTGTCTCCAATAGTCGTTGATTTTGCCATAGCCGTCAATACTGAAACTAAGATGTGTATTAGTAAAGTGACTTAACAAATGCAAAAACTTTTTACTAAGTTTTTGTCCATTGGTGCAAAAGGCCAATTGAAAATCTGTTCTATTAGCATCTATGCATTTTTGTAAAAAGGTATAAACTTCTGGAATTATTGTTGGCTCACCGCCGTGTAGATAAACTCTAGATTGTTTTTTTAAATTTTTGATATCTATTAAATCTGTTGATGCGAGTGTATGACGCACCGTTTTTCCTCGGCGATCACTTGCAATAAGTCCGTTATCAATTTCTTCCTGGGCAATTAGATGACTCCAAAAAGGATTGCAACTCCTACACATAAGGTTACAGGTATTGTCAATAAAAATTTCATAATAGTATGGAGACTCTATTTCCTGTATTTGTTGCAGTGTTGTGATACCAATTTGTGATATCCAATCTTTGGTTTCAAACTGCCTGTAACTTTCCATACCTTTATCTTCGTAAGCATAACATATACCGCACCCGTCTATTTTTTCTCCTCGAAGCATTTTTTGTCTTAGGTCAACTAAATCAGGGTCGTTCTTAAAATCAGTTATATCTTCAACTTTTTTTATCGAAAGTTTAGGGTTGAATCTTGAACAAGGATAATATTTGCCAAATTTTGGATGAATAGCAATCCAGGGAAATATACAAAAACTTTTATTCGTTTTAACTAAATCTTCAAAAAATAAAAGGTGGCTAACATTTTTATTATCTCGATACTTGGTTTCGACACCAAGATCGTCTATTGCAAGCATAATTTTGTATG